GCTCAAGATGAGGCTGCTCAAAGAAAACTTGAGGAAACAATAAGGGCATCAACCAATGCCACAGTTGCTCAAACTAAAGCAGTTGCTAACTATATTGACCAAACTTCTATTGCTATTGGTGTAACTGATGATGAGTTGAGGCCAGCATTTGCAAGATTGGTCAGATCTACTAACGATGTTGAAAGAGCGCAAGAACTTCTTAACCTTGCTTTAGATATTACTGCTGCAACCGGCAAACCTTTAGAGGCGGTTTCCAATGCGTTAGGTAAAGCATACGATGGCAATGCAACTTCATTAGGTAGGTTGGGCTTAGGTCTAGATCAAAACATACTCAAATCAAAAGACTTTGATCTTATTTACCAAAACCTTACTAAGACCTTTGGAAATTTTGCAGAAAATGAAGCACAAACTACTGAGGCTCAATTCAGGCGAATTCAGATTGCGGTTGATGAAGCAAAAGAAAGTATTGGTGCTGCTTTACTACCTTTGGTTCAGCAACTTGCTGCTTTTATTTTATCTACTTTAGTGCCGGCTTTGAATCAATTTGTTGCAGGTCTAACTAAAACTGAATTGACTGCCGGCGAAGCAGCAACCGGAGCATACGAATTTGGACAACAATTAAGATCAACTATTGAGTTTATTATCACCATAAAGGATGAATTGTTAATACTTGGTGGCATTATTGCAACTGTATTCGTAGCCAATAAAATAATTGCATTTGTAGCAGCAATTCAAACATTGATTACCGCAATGGTTGCTTTAAGAGCAGCAGCAACCGCTGCAAGCGTGGCAACTGCTTTTGCAACCGGTGGAGGATCTATCGCTGCCGGTGCCGTTGCTTTGGCTGCTGCTGGTATCGCAACCGGAGTTGTAAGTAGTGCCGTTTCTGGAGGTAATGCTGCAAACGCTGCATCAACCGCTACTGCTGGTCAATTGGCTACTGGAGCAGCAAGGGCTGGCACGACAGTAAATAACATCACAGTTCAATCAGTAGATGCTGAGGGATCTGCAAGAGCAGTTGCTAAAGTGTTAAACAACAGCGCATCAAGATCAACTCCACAACTTTATAATGGTGGAATTACTAGGGCTAGATAATGAGCCAATTTACACCTGAATGGAAATTAAGCATCAATGGTGTGGAGTACACCGATGTAACAATTGCTGACTTAGCCCATCAAGCAGGTCGTGAGGATATTTATGCCCAACCAACTCCATCTTATATTCAAATTACTTTAGTGGCTTTAAATAATGAAAACTATAATTTACAAGTTAATGATGGAGTAACCCTTCAAATTAAAGACAGTACAAACACTTTTAAGACTTTATTTGGTGGCAACATTACAGACATCACAGCAGAGGTTGCTTCAGCAAGTAGCATGACAGAAACTTTTGCATATACTATTATTGCCCTAGGTTCATTGGCTAAATTACCAAAGGTTATCTACAACAGCACATTGGCTCGAGATGATGACGGCGATCAAATGTTTGAATTGCTTGCTGATCTATTTTTGAACAATTGGAATGAAGTACCAGCAGCGGAAACTTGGTCAGGTTATGATCCAACAGTTACTTGGGCAAATGCTGAAAACTTAGGACTTGGCGAGATTGATCGCCCTGGGGTTTATGAAATTACCAATCGAGGCGCAAATCCCGATACTGTCTACAATATTGCAAGCCTTATTGCTGACAGCGCATTTGGTGTGTTGTATGAGGACAGCGAGGGTCGGATTGGGTATGCCGATGCTTTACATAGACAGAATTATCTTGCCAATAATGGTTACACAACAATTTCAGCAAACACAGCCATTGGCTCAGGATTAAAGGTTTTGATTAGGGGAGCAGATGTTCGAAATGAAGTCTTTATCAATTATGGCAATAATTTCGGATCACAGGAAAGCGCAACAGACTTAGACAGCATTGAAATCTTTGGTTATAGAGGCCAGACCCTCAACACAGTTTTGCATGATGCCACCGATGCTCAAGCAGTTGCCGATCGCTTTATTGACCTTAGATCCTACCCAAGAGCCTTATTCGATAGCATAACTTTTCCAATAATTAATTCAGACATAGATGATGCTGACCGAGATGCCTTGCTTGGGATCTTTATTGGTCAGCCAATACGAATAACAGACTTGCCTGTTCAAATAGCACCAACTCAACAATTTGAGGGGTATGTTGAAGGCTGGCGTTGGAGTACTAGATTCAACGAACTATTTCTAACCATAAATCTGAGTCCGATCGAATTCTCAACTGTTGCTTTACAATGGGAGCAAGTATCAGCCTCAGAGGCTTGGAACACTCTAAGTGGTACACTTACATGGGAAAATGCGATTGGAGCAGTAGCCTAATATGGCAAACACTACGAATTACAATTGGGAAACACCGGATGACACAGATCTGGTTAAGGATGGCGCAGCAGCCATTCGCACACTTGGTTCATCTATTGATACAACAACTAAAAACTTAAACCCAGAAACTACGCTTGGCGATATTGCTTATAGATCAGCAACAGCAAACACAAACACAAGACTTGCAATCGGAACAACTGGACAAGTTTTAACAGTTGCTGGAGGCGTGCCAACTTGGGCAACTTCCGATGATGCGAATGCAATTCAAAATGCAATTGTAGATGCCAAAGGAGATATTATTGCAGCAACTGCTGCTGATACACCTGCAAGATTAGCAGTCGGTGCAAATGGAACTGTTTTAACTGCTGATAGTGCCGAAGCAACTGGATTAAAGTGGGCAACTCCTGCCGCTGGTTCAAATGAAGCAGTTGGTTATAAATGGGACGTATTTAATCCGCCTAACAATAGCGGAACTGTCGGCAATGCAGGTTCAACAGGCACAAGTTCTGGAAATACAACAAACATTACAGCGGCCAACTCATCTGGAACATTAACTTTGACACTAGGTGCGGGAACTTATCTAGTAAGCACCGTTACGACAACTAATATATCTGCTTCATATACTTATTCGGCAGCACTTACCGTTATTGGTGGAACGGCCACTTTGTTTTTAGCAACAGCCGCATCACCTAATAACTTTGTTTCCCAATGGGGTGAAGGAGATCAAGCAGGTGATTACACTTTAACAAGTAGTTTCCTTGTAACGGCAACTGCTAGCCAAACCGTTACCATTTTACCACAAGCAAGAACAAGTGGCGCAGGTGCTACTACTGCCTACAAGTTTAATGCAACCGCAACAATCGTGAGGATGTAACATGAACTTTAACCCATTTGAAAGATTTAACCCAGAAAATCCGGATGAAAATTGGTATTGGGCAGAACTTCGCAGACAAAGAGATAAATTACTTATGGCTTGCGATTGGACAGTTTTAGCAGATAGCCCATTAAATCAAGATGCTTGGAAATCTTATCGACAAGAATTAAGAGATTTGCCTAATTTAGTGTCTGACCCTTTGGATGCCGTTTTCCCATCTAAACCTGAGTAATGAAACCTTGGCTCAGTAAATCTGCAGTTCAATTAAGAGAGCAGATCGATGATTCCTTCCCAGAGCGTAGCCGTAAATCTGATGGGTGGATTGGTGATGCTAGACATAGCACACGAAAGAGCGACCACAATCCAGATGCAACAGGATGCGTGCGGGCAATTGATATTGACGCTTGGCTTTCTGACGACAAAGGGCTTTCAGCATATTTGGCAGATCAAATTCGATCATATGGGAAAACCAATGGTCGCATCAGTTATGTAATTCATCAAAGCCGTATTGCATCCCCATTGTTCGGATGGCGTTGGAGATCGTATAAAGGCAATCCCCACTTGCATCATATTCATGTAAGTTTCAAAAAAGATCAAGATAACAATTCAGATTTCTTTAACATCCCACTACTAGGAGGCAACGCATGAAACTATCTAACAAACATAAGGCTGCAATCAAGTCATATATGAGAGCGGTTGCTGCTTCAGGAATTACTGTTGCACTCGCTATCGTGGCAGACATTCATCCAGCCTACGCAACTTTGCTTGGAGCAATTGTTGCACCTATTGCCAAAGCACTTGATCCAAAGTCCGGCAAAGAGGCTGATTATGGAATCAATGCGAAATGACGGCCAACGAATGGGTTGGTATAGCCGTTGGCGTATGCGGAATATCAACAAGTTTATTCATGGGAGTTCGCTTTCTTATTAAATCTTATTTGAATGAGTTAAAACCAAACGGAGGCTCATCAATAAAAGATCAAATGAACCGACTTGAACAGCGTGTCGATGATCTATTTGTTTTAATTAGTAAGCGATAATTTTTGTTATGGCGAACACTCGAAAACCTATCAAACGCAAAAAGATCAATCGTCGTGTCGTTCGCCAATCTCCTGAACCATTAACAAAGATTGATCAGCATTACACCGCATTACACGAATGTTACAAAGCAGCCAGAAAAGCAGGATTTACACCTGAGCACGCTTTTTGGTTAATGACTGAACATAAAACTTTTCCTGATTGGATTGTAGGCGATGGTGGGATCATCCCATCCATAGATCCAACTGACGATGAGGATGAAGATTAAAGCCAATCGTAGGTATCTTATAACGCCGGACTTGCAGATTCCTTTGCATCACCCAAAAGCAGTATCTAATCTCATTAAAATGAGCAAGCACGAAAAGTTTGACTTTGTGTTAAATGTTGGTGATGAACTGGATATGACTTCTCAAAGCCGTTGGGTAAAAGGAACTAAAACTGAATTTACAGAAACATTAGATCAAGAGCGATCAATTGCCCAAGAGATTCTTTTTGACCTAGGAACAACTGACATCATTAGATCTAACCATACCGATCGATTATTTACCACATTACTAAAAGGCGCACCATCCCTCCTAGGATTGCCTGAGTTAGTCTTTGAAAAGTTTATGGCGTACTCAGATCTTGGCATTAGATTCCATAAGCGAGCGTATGAATTTGAGCGTGGCTTTTTCTTGGCTCATGGTGATGAAGGGGTTATGTCTAAGCATGCAGGTATAACTGCCCTAAATCTTGCCAAAAAGTGGGGTAACAGCGTTGTTTGTGGCCATACCCATAGGCAGGGTGCTACAAGGCACCAAACAGGCTTAAACGGCCGTTATTCAACGATTTGGGGCATTGAGGCCGGTCATCTTATGGACATGAAAAACAAAGCCTCCTATCTTAAATATGCCTCAGCCGATTGGAATATGGGATTTGTAGTGATTTCTTTTGGTAAAGGCGGTCATTCAGTCGAATTGGTGCCTGTGAACCATGACGGATCGTTCGGATACAATAAAAGGTATTATGGGGCGTGAAACAGACTATAACGACCGCACGATTGATGATCATATCGATGAACTTGAGGATCTTGGCGTTATCTAATTGTTATAGAACACGCCGGAGATCAGGTAGATAAAAGACTTGATCTAGGTCAAACTTTATGTATTCACAGAGATACTGTGGATATGTAGGGAGCGACATGTTATTAGATACAAATAATCGAGGCCAAGCCTTAGATTATGCACAGCGAGGATGGGCAGTTTTGCCATTGTTGCCATGCAAGAAAGATCCGCACTTTGACTTGGCTCAAAGGGCTTATTTATCAGCCACCACAGATCAAAACCTAATTAACTTTTGGTTTGACTATGATGAAAATATCAACATTGGTATAGCCTGTTATCAATCAGGCTTGGTTGTATTTGACATTGACTATCGCAATGGTGGTGAATTGCTGCCTGAGTTTGAGCCAACATATACAGTTCAAACTGGTGATGGCTTACACCTGTATTACACAGCCAATAAATCTGATGTATTTAGAGGTAAGTTAAACGATGGTATTGACATCAAATGGAAAGGTTATGTTGCAACTGCACCATCAATTCATCCGTCAGGAGCAACGTATACAGTAATCGATGACCGAAATCCGGTTGCGATGCCTAAACAAATAAGGGAGTGGGCAACAAAATGAAAATCAACGGAGTAACCATTTTATGGTTTATGATAGCAACAGGCTTATTGGCCTACGCAGTTAATTTATGGCAAACCGAAATTTACAATCGTGCGTATTGGCGTGGCAGGGCAATCGGTTGGGATATGCACCGCAGAATGATTAACAACAAGCAGCAATCAGATGAAGTCTTTGATTATGACAAAAACTGAGCAGTTGTTAGATGAGGTCATTACTACGATCCAACAGCGTGGAAGCGTGTACGGACATCCTTACTATAACCACAAACGAATTGCAGGTCTTTGGTCTGCATATCTCGACTTTCCTATCACACCACATCAGGCTGCGTTATGTATGGCATTGGTCAAGGTTTCTAGGCTTAGTGAAACCCCTGATCATTACGACAGTATTAAAGACTTCATCGCCTATGGCTCTGTCTATAAGACAGTCCTCGATGCAGTCCAAGATGAAAATTGGGAGGATTAATAATGGCATTTAATTTAGAGGATTATGAGGATGTTGCCACATTAAACAAATGGTTTATCAGCAACTACCCAATGGGTCGATCAGATATATCAGTAATCAGCCATGATGCTGAGAAAGGTTATATCTTGGTTCAGGCAACTCTTTGGCGAGATGCTAAAGATACATCTCCAGCGGTAAGCAACATAGCCTTTGGATCAAGAGAAACTTACATTCCCAACATGAAAAAGTTTTATGTTGAGGATACGGCAACTTCCAGCCTTGGTAGGGCAATAATCCTACTTAAAGGATCTGACAAGACTGCGAC